GGCGGCAAGCTTGCTGCTGCTGGCATCGGCATGGCGGCACCGATTGCCGCTGCCGTGCGTCAGGGTGCAGCGTTTGAGTCCACGCTGCTCAACATTCGGGCGAGCACGGGTGCGACGTCGGCGCAGATCGACCAGATCAAGGCATCGTCTATGGCGATGTCGCAGGCTCTCGGCGTCGGGCCTACCGAGGCGGCTCAGGGCATGCTTGAACTGCTGAAGGCAGGCATGTCGCTTGATGCCGTGCTCGGTGGTGCTGGGCAGACGGCGTTGGAGTTTGCCAAGGTTGGCGAGATGGACGTTGCCCAGGCGGCTGTGGTGATGTCGGACGCCATGAACGTGTTCAAGGTGTCGTCCGACGTCGCCGCCAATGCGTTGTCCTCGGCTGCGGATGCGTCAAGCACGTCTATCGCTCAGATGTCGGAAGCGTTCTCAATGTCGTCTGCCGTCGCCGGCCTAGCTGGGCAGAGCATTGAGGACTTGTCGGCGACGCTGGCAATCCTCGCCAACAACGGCGTGAAGGGCAGCGACGCCGGCACCAGCGTCAAGACGATGCTGATGCGGCTGATGGCACCGGCTGACGATGCCGTGGGTGCCCTTAACCAACTCGGGCTTTCGGTCGCCTCGTTTCGTGGCGCTGACGGGCAAATGAAGCCGATGGTGGAAATCATCGGCACGCTCAATCAAGCGATGGGAGGCCTAGACCAGACAGCGAAGGATGACATCTTCCGCCGCATCTTCGGTGCGGACGCCATTCGTGCCGCGTCGATTCTCGCTTCTGAAGGCGTGGATGGATTCACCAAGATGCGTGAAGCGATGGCATCCGCCCTGCCAGTGGGCGAGAAGTACAAGTTAGTGATGTCGGGCCTGGCTGGCTCGTTCGGTAGCGTGCTGGCGGCAATGCAGCGGATGGCTATTGCCATCACGGATGCAGTGGCACCGGCTCTTGCGGGTGCGTTGCCGTTCATCACGGGATTCATCGACGGGCTGACGAAGCTGGCGACTGACAATAAGGAAGCCGTCGTCTTGTTTGCTCAAGTTGCCGCCGCAGCCATTGGCATCGGTGCTGCAATGGTGACTGTAGGGTATTCGTTGCAGGCGTTGAGCGGCTCCATCGGTCTTGTCTTGAAGGGCTTCGGTCTCTTTTCTGCCCTTGCTAGCCCGGTGCTGCTGGTTGCGGCTGGCATCGGTGCGGCGGTCTTTGCTCTCTACAAGTTTAAAGACCAGATAGGTGCGGCCCTCGGCCCGGTGGCTTCTCTCGTCCAACAGGCGGCAGGAGCCATCGGCGAGGGTTTTGGTGCTGCCGTCTCTGATGGCATCGTCGTCCTTGGCGATCTCGCCACGACTGCCACGACCACCTTCAACGGCGTCTACGAAGCCGTCGCCGCCGGTGACTTGTCTGGTGCGATGGACGTGCTCTGGGCAGGGCTCGTCGCCGGCTGGCTGCGCGGCACTGAAGCGTTTATGTCGTACGTTGACCCGTGGGTAGCGGCGTTTCAAGACGTGTTCACGGACATCGGCTCAGGCATCTACATCGCGTGGGACAAGATCTATACGGACTCGGCTGCACTCCTCAACACGATGGGTGCCTTCATCATGGGCTTCTTTGACAACATCGCAAACGGCGTGATGGCGACTTTTGACAACCTCGTTGCTGGCATCCAGATCGCATGGACGAGGGTGCGGGGGTTCATCACTGGGGCGAAGGACACGGAAAAGCGGGTGCAGAAGATTAAGGATGAGAAGGCTGCACGAGCAGAGCAGCGACGGCAGGAGCGTCCAGGCATTGAGGGACGCACGGCGAAGGCTGGCAAAGAAAATGATCGTGCGGAGAAGGATAGGCAGGATCGCGCCAAGGGAATCAAGGACGACGCACAGGCAACGAAGGACGAACGGCAAGTAGAGAACCAGCGTCGTGCAGACGAGCGGCGTGCGGCAACGCAGGACGCAGAAGCAAACGTCGGCGCGACGACACGCAAGGGCAAGGCTAATCGTGTGATGGGTGAGCAGTTCGCCGACCTTCTCAAGGAGGTTGAGAACGCCACGTCATTGGATCAGTTGTCTGATCTCTACGGGCAGTTTGACGCTCTGAACTCAAGCGGTCGCCTGACGAGCAATCAGGCAGGCATCCTTGAGAATGCCATTGACGATGCACAGGAGCGGATCAGCAAGGCGACTAGCTCAATGGGTGCATCGCCGAGCGAGAAGGCTGCGACGGCTGGCGCTGATGCGGCCGGTGCCCAGTCGGCACAGAGCATGGGGCAAGTCGCCGGCACCTTCTCATCGCTCAACCTCGGCAGCGTGTTCGGCGGCAGTTCGCTCGCGGAACGCACTGCGAAGGCGGCTGAAGAGACGGCGAAGAATACCCGCAAGATTGACGGCGAAGGAAAGGTGGCAGCATGACGCTCGTATGGGTAGAAGACGGCGACTCACGCCAAGCCACCATCGTCCGCAAGGGACGCAAGGCGGCTTCTAGCTACACGAAGAGCTACAAGATCTTCGGCACTGCCGACGACACGGTGCTGCACGCAGAGATCAACGCCGAGATCAGCGCCAACGGTCGATACTGGCAGTATCCAGGCGTTGCTGGCATGCAGCTGATGGCAGAGTCGTACAGCGTCAGCTACCTGGGCGACAACGCATGGCAGTTGCAGATCAGCTACTCGAAGGACGGTGCAGAGGACGGAACAAACCCGCTGAAGCGTGCCCGCAGTTTTGATACCACAGGCGGCACGCAGCACATCACGCAAGCGTGCTCGGTCGGCTCTGGCGGCACGCTCGACTTCGAGAAGCGCTACCCGTCGTCTGCCACGAATATGTCAGGTGCTATCGGCGTCGATTCAAACGGCGTCAACGGCGTTGACATTGTCGTGCCGCAGCTTCAGTGGCAGGAAAGCTACGACGTGCCAAATGCGTACGTGACGGCTGCGTATGTGCGTGGCATGGCTGGGATTACCGGCACGACGAACAACGCCACGTTTCGTGGGTTTGACGCTGGCGAGGTTCTTTTCCTCGGTTGCAGCGGCTCGCAGGAATGGGACGACCAGAAGGGGAAAGGCCCGTGGTCGCTGTCGTATCGCTTCGTGGCGTCAAAGAACGTGACAGGGCAGACCATCGGCAGCATCAGCGGCGTTGAGAAAAAAGGGCACGAGTACCTGTGGGTGCGGTATGAGGACTCTGTGTCTGGTTCTTCGCTAATCAAGCAACCGAAAGCCGTCTACGTTTCCAAGGTCTACAAAGACTCTGACTTCTCGCTGCTTGGGCTTGGCACGGGGTATGTCTGATGTCACGCCCAGACGGACGCATTGAGCAAGGCCAGCCGCTACGCGGTGCCATATCGGCACGGGCGTGGAATCGGGCGCAGGACGCCGCTGACTTGGTGCTCGGTGCCAATCCCGGCACAGAAGGCGTCCCTGGCTCGCCTGTGCTGAAGCCGTACACATGGGCGTACTGCCGTCCGTCTGTGACCGTGGCCCGCTGGGGCGTGCTGGCGATCACTGGCGTGGCGATCACGCCTACGTCGTCGTCTGGAGGTGCTACAGCGTCATTCGAGGAAATGCCCGTACTGACGGGTGACGCGCCGTCTGCGAGCACGACGGCCTGGTGCGTGGCAGTGGAGCCGATAGCGGCGAACGCTGTAGGCAGGGTGGCTGTGGGTGGCGTCGTGCAGTGCAAGGTGGAGGTGACGAGTGACGATGACAAGTTCGTTGCCTGCAAGGCATCAGCCTCGGAACTAAAAACTGGAGCGGCTGGCGAGGGACTCATACTTTGGAAGGAGTCAGGCACCGGCACGGGGAAATGGGCGCTGGTGCGGCTGGCTTCTGCTGGCGCTCAAGGCATCAAGCGCGGCACGTTCTCGGCCCCGTGGAACAAAGGCAGCACGAAGACCGTCACCGACGCCACGACGAGCGGCGTGACATATGCGAACGTGCAGAACTACTTTGCCAGCGTCACTGGCACGGGGACCAAGGCTTGTGCCATCGCTTACGTTGGGACTGAGTGGATTTTGATAGCAGCGGAGTGCTGACCTATGGCGATGCTTGGTGGAGAATGCTCGGCGTGCTGCGGGGGTGCATGCAGTGAGTGCGCACCTTCACATGTCAGCATCACAATAGCCTCAAACAATTTTTTGCGTCACTCAGAATGGCGGTCGATGTATGGGCAAACCTACAAAGATTCGTGGGGCATTATTGCATCGCCACTGTCGGGAACGTTCAGGTTGTCACTTGCAAGATGTTCAACGCCTTTTGGTTTTCCCAATGCGTACGAATTTGTGTATGAGTCAGACGAAATCTCATACCCAGGCTCTGGCAAAATCGTAGCCAAATTTTTTAATGAGCCAGGTGTTGTTGCAAGGCATTTATTCACAATCGAAGTGCCAGTCACGGTATGCAGAGGACTCAACTACAAGTCGTATGACCCAAACAACTACAAATTCTATTCGCTGACTGAGATGCTAACGCCGCAGTACGAGTCGTTCGGCGGTTCTACACGTGTGTCCGTATCGGCGGGTGTTGGCAAGACTTCAACAACATTTGTCTGTAGCGGACAAGCCAGTTCTAGTCGCTCTTACGTTGCTGTCGGTGGAGTGAATGCCTATGACGGCCAGGCAAATGATGCTGCGGAAGGCGCGTCACCGCCATGCGTTGTCTGGTCGTTTGATCCCACGAGCACGGACGCAATTACCGCGCCGAATGCTCAAGGCTACGGTTATCTGAGGCACTACCAGCCAAACATGTATGGATGGACTGAGTTGTCTAGGTCTGACGTCACTACAGGCCAAAACGCCGTAACAGTGTCCAGCGTGGACTTTGATTGCAATTCGCTGCAAAAGGGCGCGTGCTGCGAGGGCACGACGTGCAGCGTCAAGCCGCAGTGTCAGTGTGTGTGCCAAAGCGGCTCGTGCTGTGGGCCAGATACTTACACAAACATCACCAACGAAACAGGGCCGAGATGCAGAACAGAGAGCCAAGCCGCGTGTGCTGCAAGAGGCGGGACGTGGAGATGCGGGGTGCCATGCAGAGGCTTGGCTTCAGACCCCGCCGCAGGATACGGGCTTGGTAGTGAAATCTGTTCGTCGCTTGATGCCACTCCTTCTGTGTCGCCAGTGTTCAAGGGCGTGGGGACGACGTGCAGCCCGAATCCGTGCTGCTGCCCGAATGTTGCTACCGTCTCCGTAACGATCTCTAATTTCGAGAGCTATTACGAGTTCCCGAGGCTCTCACCTAACGGAACCTGGACTCTCTCGCATGACAGCGGTACTTGCGACAGTTGGAGCTATTTGCAAACGCTTCAATCGTATTCATGCCCTGACGCCAGCACTGTCGGTGGGCCTGCGAATCCACTCTTGAGCATTGGGATCAGCAGTCAAGGACTTGGACTAATTGCTGCCGACTGCACGCAAATCCAGGCGACCGTCTCCGATTCGTCGTTTATGTCTAAGGTGTGTTCCGGCACGTCTTTCAGCGGAACAACAGAAAGCGTCACTTCATTTGGGCGAGTGATCTACAGATTTAGCTACGCAGTGGGCAACCCACTCCCATGATCACCACCCACCGCTCTAACCTTCAGGCCCGTTGCGCCGAGCGTGGCTACACGCTCGACGAGGTGATGCCGTGCGTCGTGTCGCAGGACGGCGACGAGTGGACGATTGACGTGGACAGCGAGTTCTATCCGCGAGTGTCGCGGCTACCAGAGCCAGCACCGACTCCGGCGAGCGGCCCCGGCACCGAGCTTTCCCGCCTCTTGAAGCGGATCGGCATCGAGCCGACGCCAACCTGCTCTTGCCGCGCAATGCAGCAGAAGATGGACCAGTGGGGCTGCGACGAAGCCAGCAAGCCGGAACGCATTGACGAGGTGGTCGCCGTCATGCGAGCGGAGGCCGAGGCTCGCGGCCTGCCGTTCCTCGACGTGGCGGGCAGGCTGCTCGTGCGGCGGGCGATCAGGAACGCCAGGCGTAACGCTTGACACGCCTGCCACCCTAGTGGCATGGGACGCACCAAGCCAAAGACGCAGCCCGAGGCGGTGATTCTGCCGCCAGAGCTTGACGACGACGAAGAGCACGTCGGCGGCGGCATCCCTGACGATGATGGGTGGATTCACCTTGAGCAGAAGGGGGAGCAGCGTGAAGACGAAAAGCCGAAAAAGCGTCGCGCTAGCCGACGCCGTGGCTGAGAGGGTGAAGCCCGCAAAGCCTGCGACGTGGATTGATCGCCTTAGCGATGACGACCAGGCGGGCGTGCAGGAGATCCGCACGCGGTTCCAGGCAGGCGGCTACGGTGCCGCATCTGCGGCATCAGTGGCACGGGCACTGCGGGAAGAGGCGGCTGCGGCTGGGTGGCACATCATCTCCGAGAAGGAGCTTTCCGAATGGCTGCGAAAATAGCGGACAAGATCAAGGCAAAGTTGCCGCCGCCGAAGCCAGCAGCAGACGCCGAGCAAGTGACGCAGTCGCAGTCGGGCGACACGCTTGAGGCGCGATCCACAAGCCGACGCATCAAGACCGTCGAGGATCTGCTGAAGCACATCGAAGCGGACATGAGCCGTTTTGAAATCGCATCCAGCGAAGCGACCAAGTGGGAATGTGGCGACGGCGAAGGCGGAAGCATTGAACTGCATCGCGTGTTCGTAAGGCTCAAGCCGAAGGGCGGGCCGACGACCCGCGAGGTTGTCGAGGCGATGATCGGCGCTGCAAGGAAAGACATCCGCAAGCCTTTGACCAAGACTGCCAAGGCACCAAAGCGGGAAGGACTCTGGCAGGTGCTCGTGGTGGCAGACACGCACTTCGGAAAATACTGCTGGGACAAGACAGCCGGTGGCGGCGATTACGACTTGGATATTGCCGCCCGGCTTGTTGGTGACGCTGCGAGTGAACTGCTGGCGGTTGGCGACGACAGCAAGCCAGCCAGACGCACGGTCGCCTTCTTGGGAGACCTGTTTCACTACGACACGCCCGCCGGCACGACTACCGGCGGCACGCCGCTAGAGCGTGACGGGCGGCTTCAGAAAATGATCGAAGTCGGCTGCGACACGCTCTTGTCTCTCGTTCAGCAATCCGCCGAGACTGTGCCGACAGACGTTGTGATCGTCAATGGAAACCACGACGAAGTGCTGACGTGGACATTCCAGCGAATCTTGCAGGAGCGTTTTCGCAATTCGCGAATCACGAAAGTGAAGCCAGATTTCACCGGCAGGCAGTATCTCTCACACGGCGGCAACCTTCTCGGCTTCACGCACGGGCATAAGGCAAAGCCTAAGCTGCCACAGATCATGGCGCTTGAGCAACCAAAGGCGTGGAGTCAGAGCGTCTACCGCGAGTGGCACACTGGGCACCTGCACCACCAGGCGGCTGCAAACAACAAGCCGATAGACACGCTTGACGGCGTCATCGTGCGAACCGCACCGGCGCTGAATCCGCCAGACGATTACCACGCCATCAACGGTTGGATCGGGAGCCGTCAGGCAATGGAGACGTTTCTGTATCGCCACGGCGGCGGTCTGGCATCCATGCACGTCGCAGGCCCGAGGCTTGACTGATGGACTACGAATTGACTGACGAGTATCTAGCCGACGCACGCCAGCGAGCGTATCGCTATCAGGGACAGTGGACAGGCACCGCAGGATCACTCGCCGCAGACGTGGCACGACTTCTCATCGAAAGGAAACGCATGCAAGAAGCAATCGCAACGCTTGAGGAATCAAACGCCATGCTGCGGGCAGCAGTGGAGGAAAGGCTAGCTGGCTCATGCTGCGAAGGCGTGAGGTGCCACACGACCACAACGACGACTGACGAAGTGGCGAGCCGCTGGAAGGACATCACGAAGGCGAGCGCCGAGAAATACGCCGCCGATCGCGAGGAAACTGTGCCGGTCGATTGGATTCTGCAAGGGCAGCGAGAGATGGAAGCGGCACCGGACGACATCCGCTGGACAGGTGACAGCATCATTGCCAAGCAGGACGACATCCGTCCCGGCTCGCGGGAGTTCCTAGCCATCCTTGAGGAACTCAAAAGCCTGCACTTGGCGAAGACGCTCGACTACGGCGTGGACGAGGACGCCTTGAGCAATATCCGGCAGAGTGCAGACGTCGTGAATATGCCGGCGTGGGCTGGCTGTATCCTGCGGATCAGCGACAAGATGCACCGGCTCAAGGCGTTCTTCCGCCGTGGGAAATGCGAGTTCGACGGCATCGAAGACACGCTGAAGGATATTGCCTGTTATTCCGCCATTGCTCTGGTGCTGTACCGAGAAGGGCAGTCAGACCCGGTCTGACTCACCACCCATCCCGCCTACTCTGGCGGCATGGTTGCCGACGCTCCACTTGCTGCCGCTGCGCCGTTCAATGACATCTCGCAGAAGGTGTCGGCGTTTCTCGTCACCGCCAAGGTTGCTGCGAAAGACGGGCTGACGCTCACAGAGTTCGGCTGTCTCGTCGCTGCTCTCGTGCGGCTGGCTGTCGAGACGCTAGACACAACGAAAACGCTGACGGGCGAGGAGAAGCGAGCCATCGTGCTTGAGGCTGTCGGCGTGCTTTTCGACTCGGTCGCCGTGCTGTGCGTGCCGGTCGCCATGTACCCGTTTTGGTACTTCGTCAGGCCAGCCGCTCGCGCACTCGTCATCGCTATCGCTGCCGGGACTATCGAGATTCTCCTGCCCCTACTGAGGAAGCCGTGATTACAGCACTGCTTGTTGCCGTCGCGGTCTATGCTCTCGCTGGGCAGCAGATCGCAGAGAAGTTCAAGGCGTTCATCGCCACGGCGAAGTGGCCGACGTTTGACGGCAAGCACGTTGCAGCGGTGGCGTTGCTCGTGGCTGCGGCGATTGCGTTCGCGCCGCAGCGGCAAGCACCGCAGCCATCCCCTGCCCCGGTGCCGCCGGATGCGTTCACGCTCAAGGGAAAATTTATCGGTGAGCGCGCCGCCTCGGACGCCAGTGTCCTGTCCGCCTTGTGCTCAGAACTCGCAGATTGCATCGAGTACGACGGGCAACACGACCAGCGGCTTAAGACGGGCGTGGCGTTTGACGAGTTGAGGATCGCAGCCCGTGAGATGCGATGCCGTGGCGAGTCGATTGGTGCCCGGCAGCCGCACGCCAAAGAAGCCATCCATAAGTTCTTAGACGACGCTGTGGGCTCATCTGGCGGTCCTGTGACGCCAGAGAGCCGAGCGGCGTGGGTGTCGGCACTCCGTGACCTGTCGAGGGCTGCTGCCGATGTCACGAAGTAGCCGCTGGTCTGTCGGTGCTGTCACGTTCGTCGTCGTGATGGCGATCCTTGGGGCGCTCGTGGAGCGTGCCACGCACAAGGTCGTAGCACGGATTGACGGGCAGTTCGGGTACACGCCAGACCCAGAGGGTACGCGACAGTTTCTAGCTGAACTTGACCAGCCGCTTTTCTCTGACGCTGCCAGGGACGTGATCAGGAACGCCAAGCAGAAGGACACGTTTCTGTATCGCCACGCGGACCGGGCGCATCGCCAGGTCTACGGCAAGCCGTTCGGGCCGTGGAAACAGGGCATAGGCGATTGCGTGTCGTTCGGATGGGCGATGGGTTCGTATGTCGGGCAGTGCGTGGATTGGGCCGAGGGCGAATTGCCCGAGCCGCCGAAGCTCGTGGCGACTGAGCCACTTTACTCAGGAAGTCGCACATCGGGGCGTCTCCCTCCCGTCAGTCAGGCCGGTTTTTCAGACGGCTCATACGGAGGTGCAGCTGCACGGTGGGTGGCCGGCAAGTGCAAGGATGCGACTGTCGGCGGCATCCTGTTTCGCCAGCAGTATCCCGGTGCCGATCTGACCACGTACAACCCGAGTCGAGCGAAGGAATGGGGCAACGTTCTCTGCGGTGGCGGGCAGGCTGGGATGGCACTTGCCAAGCTCGCCAACAAGAACACTGCGACAAACGTCGCCTTGGTGCGGAACTTTGACGAGGCGGCTGCAAGCATCGAAAGCGGCTATCCAGTGCCAGTTTGCAGCGGCGTCGGCTTCTCGTCGCAGCGGGACGCCGATGGCTTTGCACCTCGAAGCGGATCTTGGGCTCATTGCATGTGTTTTATTTCCGTGCGTTACGCCAAGAACGAGGGCAAGCGTGACGGGCTGTTGTGCATGAACTCGTGGGGCGTCTTCAACGCCGGCCCGAAGTGGCCCTCGGACCAACCAGACGGTTCATTCTGGGTGAGCCGCGAGACCGTTGACGCGATGCTCTCTGGGCAGGACTCCTTCAGCATCAGCGGCGTCAACTTCAAGTATCGCAACCTCGACCACGGCAACTGGCTACAGCCTGTCCCGCCAGAGGCCCGCCGACCGTCGCCGGCTCGACTCATCGCAGACACGTTCCACCTCGCACAGTAGGAGTGCTTATGTCGTTGCTCTTGTGGCTTGTGTTTGGTGCCGTCGCTGGTGGTATCGCCAAGTGGCTGATGCCGGGACGCTGTCCCGAGGGCTGGGTGCCGACAATCGGGCTCGGCATCATCGGCTCGCTCGCTGGCGGTCTGCCGTTTGGCGACGCTCCTGCTGGTCTCATCGGCAGCGTGATCGGTGCCTGCGTCGTAATGTTCTTGTACTCGTTGTGGAGCGTAGACCGATGACCAAACGAGAGATTCAATCCGCCGTCGTCGTCGCCCTGGTCGCCGTGATGCTTACGTGGTGGGCCGCCACGAGCGACTACAGCCCAGTGAAGCCCGAGCCGAGCCGCCCGGTGTTGCGACTGATTCAGCGGCTCGCCCGCCTTGGACTGTGGACGATGATGTTTGTCGAGCCAGCGCCGCCAGAGCAGGCGTACGTCGTGCATGCTCGCGTCGATGCCGATGGGCACCGCGTCCTCAATCACGGGCAAGGATGGTGAGACGCATGTGGCAATACATCCTCTCGGTGCTCGCCGCTCTGTCGGCTGATCCCGCACAGATCGACCAAGAGGCTCCTAGAGCCTCGGCGGCGGTCAGCGTCGCCTATGCCGCCACGGCACCGGACAAGGCACCAGAGCCGAAGCCAGAGCCTAAACCGGGCTGCTGCACGGACTGCGGCGGGCGAGGCTACATCGTCCACGGCGACGGGCACCGGACGGCTTGCCCGTGCCCCGCATCGTGCCGCTGTAAAAACCCGCCCGGCGCGTCGCTCACGCCTGCTGCACCTACTACGCCTGCGGGCAAGAGGTGACGGTGAGTGACGCGCCGGCTGGGATGCTGGCGCACCTGCGTGGCC